CCGAAAAACAAAGGGGCCGTAAAGACGTCCCTGTATCTGCAAGTGCGGCTCGTATTCGCCCCGCCTGCGAACTCTTTCGTCGTGACGGCGATCGAGAAGCAGCTTCAGGAGTACGCCTGGCGTATCAACCTGCAGAAGGAGACTCCATGAGCGACCAACTCATGCATTACGGGGTCAAGGGGATGCGCAAAGGGGCTCGGAAGAGCCGTGAGCAGCGGAATGCTGAGCGCCGCGCCAAGTACGAGGCCAAACTCAAGGCTAAGTATGGCGATCATGACATCGCTACGATTGAGGCCTTCATCAAGAAGCGCAAGGCGCAGGCAAAAGCGGCCCGGGACTGGCGTCTCGGTAACCAGCGCAACCGTCAGCTCACCGCTACCGAGCGTCGAGAGAAGTATTACAACGAACTTGACACCGGCCAACTAGGCAAGACCTATGCAACCGATGCAACTCTCGCTGAAGCCGCTCGTAGGTACTACAAGAAGGGGCATAACAAGCGAATGGGCCATTCGGAGCTGATGCATTACGGCGTCAAAGGCATGAAGTGGGGCGTTCGCCGCCGTGCTCGTCGTGACGCCAAGGAATTCACCAAGGCCAAGATGTACTACGGCGAGGGTGCCGGCAATCGGCGGAAGCTGATCAAGGCAACCGTTAAGGCTCGCTCGAAGGATCCGTTCTACAAGAGCGAATTCGACAAGGCCGTCGCCAATACTGACATGTCCAAGCGGGCTTCTCAGGCTCGAAGGCAGCGCAGTCGTAAGAACGCCCGCAACTCCGCAGGCAAGACTGTTCGCGGAGTTGGCAACATCGCTTCGGGAAACGCTGGTCGGGCCGGAGGCGCCCTGTTTCTCGGTTATCTAGGGTACCAGGGGGCTAAGGCCGCCGGGATCGCCCCTACCGAGAAAGAGCTACTCACCAAAGCCGTTAAGGGGGCGAGGAAGATCAAACGAGTTGTCCAACACGATGATGTTCTTGCCCATTACGGCGTCAGGGGCATGCGCTGGGGGATCCGCAAGTCTCGTATCAAGGGTGCGAAGAGGTGGACTTCCAAAAAGCAGGCCAAAATAGATGGTATGTCCGATGATCAGCTCAGACGGGTCAACAACCGCCTTCGGTTAGAGAAGGAGTACCGTCAGCTGACCCAGACTCGGATGGAGCGCTATCGCGCCAAGGCGGGGAAGGTGGTCGAAGAGGCCGCAGCCAACACTCTGCAGAACGCAATCCAGAAAGGGCTGAAGAAGGCGGCTAGCCGGGGCGGATCGGCCGCCATCAAGGGCGCCAAACGGTTCAAGAAATAGGATTAGGACATGACTGACAACCTGTTCTTCATCGACGAGGACGAGGTCCTCGCTCACCATGGCGTCAAAGGTATGAAGTGGGGCGTTCGCAAGCAGCGAGCGGCTTCCGGAGGCGCTGGATCAACCAAGAAGCGTAAGGGGCTCTCTCGCAAGCAGAAGGCCGCTATCGCCGGCGTTCTCGGCACTGCGGCAGCCGCTGGTGCTGGCTACTACCTGCACAAGTCGGGCAAGGGCAAGAAGATCGCTGCTCTGGCCAAGAAGCACGGAGCCTCCGCTAAGGACTTTGCCAAGGGTAAGGGACGCAACCTCGGCGCACAGGCTCGAGTCAAGAAGGCCCAGGCCAAGCGGTTCGCTAAGGCTCAGTCTGCCAACGCCAAGGGTGCAGCTGAGAAGCTGAAGACCACCAAGGCGGGGAAGTATGCCGAGGCCACTCGTCTCGCTGCCAATGCAGCCGCATTCAAGACTGGTAACGCAGTCAAAGGTGCCGGTTACGGAGCCAAGCGCCAGGCTTGGAAGGCGGGCAACAAGGCACGCAGGGCAGCCTCAGGAGGCATCAGCGGTTTGAAGTCCTCGGCCGGTATGGCGCCACGCTCGGCAAAGTCTGCTGCAGGGGGCGCTGCGTCTAAGCTCGGTAAGAAGACCCCGGGCAAGGCGCTGTCTACGCAGGTCCGTCCTGGCGCCGTCGGGTACAAGAAGGTCGTTGGTAAGGGGACCAAGGTCGTTGGTCAACTCGACAGGAAGACCGTTGCCAAGATCGCCGGTGCCGGAGTGGCAGCTAATGCTGCGGCGGTCGCGGCCGGCGCTAAGGCCAGCAGCCGCGCACGCAGTGCGGTTAAGGGCGGACGCTCTAGGAAGCGTCGCCGCTGACCATGCTGTCCAATACCGCTACCCCGCGATATTATGCTCAGTTCAGAGATGATGTCCTCGCAGGTCGAATCCCGATCTGCAAGGAGATCGAGATGGAGATGAACCGGATCGATGATCGGATTCGCAATCCCGGTTTTTATTACGATAGCGACGCTGTGGAGGGGTTCGTCCGCTTCGCGGAAGCGGAGATGACTCTGACCGACGGATCCGATCTTCGGCTCCTTCCGAGTTTCAAGCTCTGGGCCGAACAGATCTTCGGCTGGTGGTTCTTCACCGAGCGATCGGTCTACGTCCCGAACAAGACGGAGGCCGGCGGCCATTTCGAGAAGCGCCGGGTGAAGCAACGCCTCATCAACAAGCAGTACATCATTGTCGCCCGAGGCGGGGCGAAGTCTCTGTATGAAACCCTCCTCCAAGCCTACTTCCTCACAATCGACACGTCGACCACCCACCAGGTGACGACTGCGCCGACGATGAAGCAGGCCGAGGAGGTCATGCAGCCCTTTCGAACCGCCATCACAAGGGCCAAGGGCCCCCTGTTCGATTTCATGACTCAGGGGTCTCTCCAGAACACGACTGGTAGCCGCGCTCTCCGGCAGAAGCTCGTCCCCACCAAGAAGGGGATCGAGAACTTCATGACCAACAGCCTGCTCGAGGTTCGACCCATGTCGATCGATAAGCTCCAGGGCCTCCGCACCAAGATGAATACTGTGGACGAGTGGCTCTCGGGCGATATTCGCGAAGACGTGGTTGGCGCCATCGAGCAGGGCGCGTCCAAGGTCGATGACTGGCTTATCCTGGCAGTGTCCTCGGAGGGTACCGTCAGGAACTCGGCCGGCGACAACATGAAGATGGAGCTCCTCAACATTCTTCGAGGGGAGTACTCGGATCCCCACACATCCATCTTCTATTACAGGCTCGATGACCTCAAGGAGGTCGGGGATCCGTCGACCTGGCTTAAGGCCCAGCCCAACCTCGGGGCCACCGTCTCCTATGAGACATATCAGCGAGACGTCGAACGAGCAGAGCACGTGCCTGCGGCTAGGAACGATATCCTGGCCAAGAGGTTCGGCATTCCCATGGAGGGGTACACGTACTTCTTCACCTACGAGGAGACCCTGCGGCACAACCGCCAGGACTTCTGGGGGATGCCTTGTTCTATCGGCGTCGACCTGTCACAAGGCGATGACTTCACTGCCTTCACATTCCTGTTCCCCCTCAGCCGGGGCAGGTTTGGCGTCAAGACGCGCTGTTACATTTCCGAGCGCACCATGCTGCGCCTTCCGGGAGCCACTCGTCAGAAGTACGAGGAGTTCCTACAGGAGGGCTCGCTCATGGTGCTCGAGGGTACGGTTCTTGACATGATGAACGTCTACGAAGACCTCGAGGCGTTCATCGCCGACTGCGAGTACGACGTGCGCTGCTTGGGCTTCGACCCGTACAACGCCAAAGAGTTCGTGACCCGCTGGGAGAACGAGAACGGACCGTTCGGCATCGAGAAGGTCATCCAGGGAGCCCGGACTGAGTCCGTTCCCCTTGGCGAGATCAAGGACATGGCGGAGGATCGCAAGCTCCTTTTCGATCAGTCCATGATGACTTTCACGATGGGGAACGCCATCACCCTGGAGGACACCAACGGGAACCGCAAGCTCCTGAAGGCCCGACGGGAGAACAAGATCGACTCAGTCGCTGCCCTGATGGACGCCTGGGTCGCCTACAAACTCAACAAGGACATGTTCGACTAGGAGGTGAAGGACATAGGACTGCGAGATAGACTACAGCACGCCTACAACGCCTTCACTGGCAGGGACATCGATCGATCGCACCTCGGTCCGTCCTACTCCGTACGGGCCGACCGGCTCGCTCTCGGATGGACGGCCGACAAGTCGATCATCTCGTCGCTGTTCAACATGATCGCAATCGACGTGTCCGCCACGCCGATCCGACATGTCGACACAGCTCAAAATGGAACGTTTGTTGGTGTTCGGCGGTCAGCCCTGAACGACTGCCTGATGCTGGAGCCCAACATCGACCAGAGCGGCCGAGCCTTCATCCAAGATGCCGTGCTGTCTCTGTTCGACGAGGGCGTCATCGCAATCGTTCCGGTCGAATCGGACCTGGACCCGAGGCCCAACAACAGCTTCGACATCAAACAACAGCGCGTCCGG